CACCGGCTCCGACGAAGGCCTACGACTGCACCGCGGTTCTGGAGTTTATGGTGCCGGTGAGATCAACTTTGGCCGAACGGCAAGCGCTGTTCAGTCGAGTTGCGTCTCTCTTCGCGCGTACCATCAATGCCTCCGATGACGTCCCGACGGATTCGTCGGGTTCGCCGTTAGAGGCAGCGGTGACTACGTTTGAGCCGGTCTACGGGTAATCTCGTAGAACGGCGAGCGAGCTGGTCGCGAAAGCGATTCTGGTGGACGATCCCCGGTAAATAGTCTCTTTCCGCCCTAAGGGGCGCGGAGTACGTTCCCGGGGGCCATCGGACCCAGATACCGCCTAAAAGCTACCAGTAGGCATCATTCAACTCTTTGGAGATCGACCATGTCTTTTAAGAAGCATTTCGGTCCACGGTACCTTAAAGGGTTCCGTGACTTCCGCGTTCGCTCGGATGTTACGTCCGAGGCAATCGAGAAGTTTCTTTCCGCCCTGGATTGTCCTCGAGCGCTGGCTGTTTTGTTGCTCTATAGAAATATGGAGCACGAGCAGTTGGCAAATCTCGAGTTCGACCCGTTGCACTACGAAAGTGGTGTAGCGCTAAGGGATGCTTACGCAGCGACTAAGTTTTTGTCGAAGTTTAAGGGGTTAACCCTTGGCTACGATTTGGACGAAGTTGCGTTGAAGAAGTTCGATGAATTTGAGCTTCTTTGTAAGCAAACAAACGCCCGCTTCAGGAACTTGGAGCACGATCCTTTATTTAGGGGTCGTGCAGTATGGTTGCACAATGCTACCGTACTTAAAATTTCCAAAATCCTTGGCGAGTGGACAACGGAAGAGCTTTTTGGTGCGCCTGACTGGGGGCCTGGCGCTACGACGTTGATTAAGCGTCGTGACGCTAGCTCAGTCAAGAAGTTCCAGTGTGAAACTGGAATAACGCGTGATCTGTACGACCTTGTCCCGCTGTCGCTCATGGAGGAAATTTACCCTCTGTGGGCAAGACGGCTAAAGTTGGCGGGTTACCCAACCTTCCAAACTGGTAACAAGGTGATCACTGTAGCGAAGGATGCTAAGGCAAACCGAGTTATTGCTATCGAGCCTGGGATCAATCTTTGGTTCCAGATGTCCGTTGGCAAGATGGTTGGCCGAAGGCTCCGACGTTGTGGGGTCGACTTACGTTGGCAAGAGAGAAATCAGCTATTAGCGCTGAAGGGTTCAAAAGACCAGTCAGTTGCGACCGTTGATCTATCTAGCGCCTCTGATTCCATCAGCACCGCTGTCGTGGAGGCATTACTGCCCCCGCGCTGGTTTCATCTGATGGATGCCTGTCGATCTCATTTTGGTGTTCAAGGCTCTCAAGCGAAGAAGTGGGAGAAGTTCTCCAGTATGGGGAACGGCTTCACCTTTCAGCTTGAGTCACTGATATTCTACGCAGTAGCAAAATGCTGCGCAGAGTATCTTCACGTCGATCAAGACGTGAGCGCGTACGGCGATGATGTAGTGTTGCCGACCGTTTGCTTTGAACTCTTCTCAGAGATGATGAGGTTCTACGGCTTTCGTATTAACGTCAGGAAGAGTCATTATGGCTCTGCCTTTCGTGAAAGCTGTGGTGCCCATTTTTACTCTGGGTTGGACGTGAAGCCGATCTATCTGAAAGATAGATTATCGTCCGTTCTATCTGTTTACAGACTGGCAAACGCGGTACGTCGGCTAGCACACCGCCGGAATGGGAGTTATTCCCATTTCGGTTGTGACGCGAAACTACGTGCCACCTTTGTTCACCTTCGGAGATCGGTGCCACAGGCCTTACGGCTTGTGATACCCGAGACCCTTGGGGATGGTGGCTTTATCGGCAGCTTCGATGAGGCTACTCCCAGTCGCGTGAAGGCGTTTATGAGAATATCTAAACGCCATATGGCGCGCGGATTTGAAGGTTTCCGTGTGCCCAACGCGATAGAGGCGGTTAAAACCCGCTACGACGACACAGACGGCTATTTAATAGCATCGCTGTGGGTTCTTGAGCAACGACCATCGGACGAGAGTCTGGTGGAAGAAGCTCATATACGTCTGGCCTTGGAAGCCCTGAAAAGGGAGCTCCCAGGAAGCCAAGCTATGCTCAAAGCGATCGCGTCTTTACCTGTCACGCGACATTCAGAGGAATATAACTCTGTTCCGATGAACGGTCGTAAGCAGGTGAAGATAGCGATGAGCGTAGTGCAGCAGTGGTACGAT